GCAGTCATGTTGATAAGAAACAAAAGGGCGGTCTACCATCATAAAAGCGTTCTCTTCTACTCGTAAAATGTATTCATCATTTACTATAGTTACTACAGCCTCTACTAATTCATCTGATTTATTGTATTCAAAGTCATCTTTATCTGCTTTTGCCTTTAAAAAACGCTTTGGAACTTTACCCCAATATTCTGTAATCTTTACGGAGTCTGATTCGTCTTGACTTCTAATTTCTGGATCGTAAGAAAATCTTGCTGTTTGATAATCTCCATCAAGAGGTACATCTCTGTATATACCAGAGCGCATACCTTCAATAACATGGTATCTAGGTTTAATAACTTCATGGGCAACACCTAAAGCCTCGTTAATACTGTTAGCAGAAGGGTCAATAAGAAATTCTTTTGGACTAATTGGTTCAATGCGAACATCTATAGAAGGGATTTCCACTAACTGACGAGTGGTGGTAAGAGTACCTGCGACTGGTACTTCAGAGGGGGAGCGTTCAATCGTTTGATCGACAACTATTTTACCTATCCCTGTTCCATAGACTGCCCCATTAAGAAAGATTTCACAGATAGCGTCTTTACAGCCAGTCTTTTCCAAATCTTCCTGTAACAAGTTGCGAATATACTCAGCTTCAGACGTGTCATCGTCTAACATATCATCTTTTATGTCAAACCATTTACCACGACCAAAGGTTGCTTCTTCTAATTCTGCTACACTTGACTCAACAGCTTGTTGGAGAGCAGGTGCTATAATTCTTGACTTTTCTGACTGCCTAGTTTTATCTTCGGCTGCCCATATACCTCTCCACAGGCGATAGTATTCATCCCATTGAGGCGTGTAATTTATATCTCTGTGAGTGCGCCATCCGTCTAGTCGATAATTGAGCCAACTAGCTAAAGCCTGGTATTTATGTTCTTTATTATCCATAAGGGTTCATCAATAATATCCTTTAGAAAAGTTTTGCTATATTATACCATAAAAAGGGGTTTCTATTAGGGTTACTAGAGCATTTGTAGAATATTATTCTACGATTAATGATATTGACGAGGTTTTTTTTCTACATTAATAAAACCATCAATAAACATCTTACAAATTGTCATGTCAACCATCTCAGAATTAGAGTAAGCGCCAAATTCCATATCTTCTATCATATTAGCCAGTATTTGACAGGCACATTCGTATCGCTCTTGTAAGTTCTCTTGTGTTTCAGAGTAAACAAGTATTTCATTGATCTCTTCTTCACTCATTTGTTCAAAATCTATTTCATCTTCCATATTAATATCCTGATATCGCATCCATTGGACTCCAATCTTCTTCTAACTCAACTGTGTGTGCAAAATCAGCAACCGATACTTGGTCTATGTAAGCTAGGGCATCTAGTAAATCATCATGTGCAAGCCTATTAGGAAAATCCATCATTTGGTTGCTAAACGCTTTCCAATCTTTGTCTGGGTTAAAAGTTACTTGACCATGTTCCATTCTTCCTTGCAAAGCCCAAGTAATTCTGTCGTTCTTTCTTTTACCACCATGTCTAAGCTCTGCAATACTGACCCATTGACCTTCCGTTCTCATTTCATCTTCAAGGTAAGGCAAGATAGCGTTTCTTAAAGCACCTGTTTCTATGCCTACTGTAGTTGCTTCTACTAAAATAGCTGACTTTAATATCTTCTTAGCAGTATCTTTAATGTTCCATCTGCCATGTAAGATGTCTTTAACCCACCACTTATCACGATCAATCTTTACAATAGCAATAGCAGTTTCATCCAGTCTTGACCTTTTAAGATTCCTTTCTTTCTCTACTTCTTCATAACCTGCTGGGTCAACAGCAATAACAAAGTTACCTTCTTCTGGCTCGTCATCAACTTTAAACCATTCCTCTTTAAATATACCACCTGATCCTGTTTCAAAAGAAGCCTCAAACTCTTGCCTAAAAGACATAGAGGACATTGTTTTCCTAGATGCCTCAATTTCTTCTGGCGGTAGATACGGATTATCCGTTGAGTTAAATTGAAAGGCTTCCCAGTCATCATCTTCCAAAGCATCTTTATATAAATCAAAGAAATGATTTTTTCCTGCTGGCGTACCAATAAAGAAAGCCTCACCTTTAACATCTGCAAGAGTAGGTCTTATTATCTGTTCCCACACTACAGGCTTCATAGAAGCATATTCATCTAGCACAACATATGCCAAGCCAACGCCTCTTAGTGTTTCTGGCCTGTCTGAGCCTTTAAGGTATATTTTCCTGCCATTAACTAAAGTAAGCACCGCAGTATTCTCATGCGCCTGGGCAATTAAATCTCGACCTAGTTCCTTTAGCATGTGCCACATTATGTCTTTAGCTTGCTGAAAGGTTGGCGCTATGTAAAACACATCTTTACTTTCAGACTGAATTGCTTTAATAAGTAATAACCAAGCAGAGAGGTAGGACTTTCCAAATCTACGACCAGCAGCTACTATCTTAAAGCGTTTGTCCGAATGGAATATTTCCAGTTGAGCAGGGTGCAGGTCTAGGTTTAACTCAGGCATCTTTTATTCTTGGCATATAAACTTCTACAAAAGCCTCACAATTAGGACAAGATAAATTAGTTACCATATCGTACTCCTCACATTCATCTTCTTCTAGGCTGTGATCGCCACCCCAAATTAACTCGCTTGAACAATGCCAACAATTCATCTATTTATTAAATTTATCAGTCATAGGGGAAGTATCTATATTAACAATTACTTCATCGTCACTTTTTTCTTCAGGCTCAATAAGTTCAGCCTCATCAAAGGTACTAGCTTTTTTTTGTATCGACTCAAGAGAAGCTACATTAATAATTACTTGAGCATCGCTCTTTGCACTGTTAGGGTCAATAGCTTTGTGGACAGGAAGTATGCGATCAAGACACATCTTTATGCAATGCACATCTCCATCTTTTGCTTTCTCAAGCACAACCCTAACAATCTCTTCTGCGTTCTCACTCATTAACGCTCTAGCAAGGGCAGTGTATTTATTCTCTGAGCCTTTAGGTCTCCCTGCTGGATTAAGAGGTTTCATGCCTTTAAATAAAGCTGGATTACCTTTCTTTTTCTTTTCTTCTGACATGCCCTACATTATACCAGTTTTTAGTTTTTATTACGAAATCGGTAATACATATAGATACTTTGTATATTCCCCGTGAGCAGTTGTCACTTATCCCTTTCATATCAGCTTTTTTTATTTTTAGACTTTTACCTATTTAACTACTAAGTATTACAGATAGACACACTAAGGGGTGTTTCTTTTAGATTTAAAGGGGTTTGATCGTTGTTTAAAGGGGGTATTATTGAAAGTCTGTTTCTTGTATTAGGGGTGGTGTCCACATTGATTTGGTGTACAGCAATGAGCCTCCCCCTAGCTATATAAGGTCAGTATTTCAGCACTAAAGCCTTTACCAGTAGGGGTTAGAGAGCATATCAAAGGGTATTAACTAAGAAGTATTATATTAATCAATCAAACCTTTAGAAGTGAGAGTATATATAAGAAGGATATACAATCATCACCATTATCTATTGATTCAAACAACACTATCAAACGAACAACACATGCCCTAATTAAAGACATCTATTAACTACCCTATACATTCTATTACTTCTTTATTACTTATCTATTAAACGGGAGTTAAGCGAGCCTCTAACCATTGCCATTAACTAACCTTTCAAAGGTGTTTGATTACAGGGAATTCAAGGGGTATTAAGGGATCTATTATGTAGGGTTGAAGCGAAGTATTAAGGGCGTAAAAAAACCCCCTAAAAAGGGGGCTTGATTGAGAGGGTTAAATTATAAAGCTAGACATGTTTCCATTTCGGTTACATACTCACCAGTTAAATTAGTATGTCTTTTAGAATGTGCAGTCATTTCTTTGAGTTCGCCTCTAGAATAAATACCAATTGCGTATTGATTAGTAGTATTTTCTCTTTCAATACTGTTGGCGAAGTCATAAATACCAATTGAGTTTTTATGTGCTTTAAGTACATAAACAACAACAGATTTGCCTTCCTTGATTGAGTCGAAATGGTGTAATTCTTGTTTTTTAGCGTGTTTTAATAATATATTCATTTGGTATAACTCCTTGTTTTTTATAAGATTTTTAAGTATTTTTTAAAATGGCGTGTTTCCTTGCCATGCAATGATTATACATATTTAAAAGCAATAGCAAGTAAATATTAAATGCAATAAATCCACGATCATAAAACACACACAAAAAACCCCTAATTAAAGGGGCGTTTTTGATTGAGTATTTAAGGCGTT